TCCGCTGCAGCCGGCGCTGAACACCTCGGCCCATGACTCGCTCAGCCCGGGCTCCGTGCGGAACGTCCAGCAACGCTGACCGCATCGTGTCCATGATCGCGCTTCGCCCGGGCGATGGAGTGTGAATAGCTCGCCGGGATAGCGGATGAGTTCGCATGCGCGATCAGTGATCCAGTCGCGATCGATGGAGACTACGGCGTCGGAACGCGGAACAGAGAGGAAGGAATCGTTAACAGTGATTATTTTAGAGGAGGCTATCTTGCGGAAGTCGAACCCGCGAGCGGATGGACCGCCGGCGACGATGCAGATATCAGGCGGCATCTTTGCGCCGGCCGCGGCGCTTTGGCTCGGCATCGGCTACGTGGTCAATCTCAACAACTTCATCGGACGGAACCGGATCGATGACCGCGGCGCAGTACAGCGCATGAAGCCGCGATATGTCGAGCCTGCCATCATCGGGTAGTAATTCACCAACGGAAAAAATGCGACCCTCCAGATCGACTCCGCGGACCGAGATCACGCGGAATCGAGCAAGAGGGTCAAAGTTAGGACGCTTTGGCATAGAGGCAGACGGACAGTTTACGCAACCACTGAAGTGAAGAAGTACCCGCAATCCGCGGCGACAACCTTCATGGCCCAGTTGGCAAAACCGTCGACGAAATCGCTACGGCTTGGCTGATCCCACCACTTCTCGATCAGCGTTCCCATGCTCGAACCGTTGGCCATGCCGGACCACACGAAGGTGGCGCCAGCAGTGACGGAGTTCAGCGACGGGCTCGGATCAACGTAGCACAGCAGAGCGACCTTTCCGGCGATGAAGGACATCGACGCGGGCTGGCCCTCTTTGGCTGTGTTGTAAACCGATTCGCTGACGATGACCCGCTCGACGTTGAAGAGCCGCGCCATGTCTGAAGTGGTGACCTCGGCGGCCTGGCCAGGCGTTTGACCGCTGACTGTGCGCGCGATGAGTTGAGCGTTGGTTTTGAGCTTGGCAAACACATCGTATCCGATGATGAGCGTGTTCGCCTTCTTTCCGGTATTGAGCAGAATCGTTCGCTGGCCCTGCAGCACGTCGTCAATCGGAATCGAGGACGACGAGTTCCACTGCACGAACTGAGTGGTCGAAACCGTGGATGCAGTTCCGGTCATGTCAGTTCCCCAGATCCCGGTACCGAGGAAGTTGGTGGCAAAGTCGCGTTCGCGCTTAATCGACAGGATCTGCATCACGTAGTTCGTGGCAGCCATGTCGAGATCAAGTTGACTGTCCGCATTGCCGCGCACTTCGCGGGGAATCGTGTCGCCCCACTCGTATACGTCGCAGTAGTAGTTGTCGGTCGACAACCGCTTTCCGCCACGTTGGACTGGCGTACCCGGCGCGCGCTTTTTGGCTTCGTCACGAAACCAATCAGCCTTCGGCCAGGTGAAGTATTTGTCGGTCTGGTGAAGGACCGGCTTCAGCGGAAAGGCGCTCGACGCCATGCCGGCCGCGTTGTCCTGAAGGTACGCGACGGACATGTCCGTCATGATCGAGTCAACGTGGACGTCGTTTTCTGTGGGAAGGTACTTGTGGATCTTCACCGGATTGTTGGGCATGTAAATTTGGCTCATGTGATTACCACACCTTTCCGATCCCCGGCATCACTTGCGCGGAACCAATGTCTCCGTCAACGGCGGAGTCGATGGCGATTCCGAGAGCAAAATCTCCAGATGCGGCCGCTACCGCTTTCCCGTTCGCATCGGATGCAATGTATCCGTTCGCGGCGACCGTTCCGCCGAATTTCACCTTGGAGATTCCGCCGAATGCGATCGACCCCGGACGTCCCGAAGCGGCCGGATCGTTTTGCAGAACGCCGAGTGCTTGCTGACCGGCTCCGCATAGTGCAGCGGATCCGGACGAATCTTTCACGAAGCAATACTGCGAAGCGGAAAGATCAGCGGTGACAGGCAGCGTGATTTTTTGAAGCCCTTGCTCGCGTGCCATTTATTGCGCCCTCCGTTCCTGCTGATAATCAGCGTAGAGTTGCGGATTGGCCTTGCCGACTTCGATGAGCGCTTTCGAGTAGGTGATGCCCTTCTCGGTAGCGAGCGCCTTCGCCATCGTCTGCATTTTGCCTTGCGCCGTGGCTTCGCCAGCCGCGCCAGATGCTCCGACAGGTTGGAAGTGCTTCGCCATGGCGACGCTTCCGGCTTCCATGAGTTCGAGTGCTTTTTTGTACTCTTCCTCGGGAAGGTTTTCGCTCATGGATTTAAGCAGTACCGCTTTGTCTTTGTCGGAACCGGACAGGTTACCGAGCCTAGCTTTCGCGACAACCTCGAATTCACCGAGCAAGCGAAGGTCTTTTTCAACCTTGGCCGCCTTAGCGAGTTCATCGGCGCGCTTTTGCTCGGCTTCCAGCGCCGCCTTTGTGATTTTGTTTTCTTGTTCCGTGGCCTCGATGCGTTTCCGCAACTCGACCACGTCACCCAAATCCGTTTTCATTTTTGCAAGCTCGGACCTGAGTTCCTCGACAGTTTGATTCTCTGCCATGTTGTTGGCTCCTTTCATCGCACTCGCCGAAGCATCCACGCTGCTCCCGAGCTTCTCTGGCGCGTCTTCGTAAAGCATCTTCACAGAGACGCGATCACCCAACTGAATTTCGATTTCACCCTCGGATTGCGACGCCGTATAATCGGCGCGCCAGGTTTCCCCGCCCTGCGAAAATACGACGGTCGACTCGAACACGTCGCGCACATAAAGCCAGCAATCTTCCTCGCCCGCATTGCCGCCAAACTTCTCACGCAGCGCAGATCCAATCGCCTCGATCATTGCGTTGAGCGAGATCTCCGCACCATACGTGACGCCCTCCGCCTTGCCAACCTTCGGCGCTTTCCGCTTCGCCAAAACGATCGCCGCATGAGGGTTTGCTCCAGCATCCACGAGACTGATCTCGTCAAGTTCGAGATTCGTTAGTCGCGCTGTTTTTGCCATAGGTGCTTTCAAACGGATAATAACACGAACAAGCGTTTATGTTTCAACGTCCTCGCGAATGGCACGCCCGCCGATGCTGAAATCCTTGTACGTTCCGTCTTTGAATTTCTGCCACGTGTCGGCGTCGTCGATCTGAAAACCCACCCACAGGCCGACTTTTTTGAGATCAATTCCGAGTGCTTTCTGTTTCTCTTTCGTGAACATCATGCACTCGATCAGGCGGCCGACTTGCTTGGTGCCGTGCATCTCGCCGCCGGCCCGTGAGTTGAGCACGAACGAGTATGCAGCCTTCTCCAGATCGTCGGCGTCGATCATGTCGCCATGCGAATCAACAACGGCCTCGCCGTCGATCTCGGCGACTGAAGCCCATCCGAACACTTGACGCTTCTCGATGTCGACTTTGGTTACCGGCACTGCCCATCGCTTTGTGATTTGATTTGCCGATGGCTCGATCTCTTCGTACTTTTCAACCGTATCCATCGGAGTTCCCGTGAGCAGATAATCGAAGTGCTTGCCGTTCACCGCAAGTGTAATTCTGTCAATCGTCACGTCCATCGGATCCGGCTTCATGTCGTGTTCAGAGTTCGGATCGACGTACTGAAGCGTCATGTGGGGAACGTATCCGTGATTGCGCTTGACCGGAGCCCCGACCATATCCGCGCAATCGACAATGCATTGCCTCAACTCTTCTAGCATCGGAATGTTTGCCAATCGAACGAGCACGTCTTGGTTATCGCTCGATGGGGTTGCGGCAAACCGAGCGATGCCGTCAAGTCGGCCCGGTAGCGGATGATGTTTCGTTGCCAGCGTTTCGAGAACTACCTTGAGCGCAGCGAGGGATTCCTTGCTCACCGTGTCCGTTTTTCCGATGTATCCCATCGTGATATGCGGATCGGGTTCGCTCGATCCAGACGCTTCTTTCATCGAATCTGGAAGAAAGTATCCGATCATGACGCCGGTTCCCTGCTTTGCTATTTCCATGAGCCTATCGTATCCCAAGCGAGCAGCGGCACATCGGATGAGCTGGCGGATGCATAATCGGACCGTAGGGCGTCTGGAACATTCCTCCGATTGCCACGCCGTCCGGATTCATGCTCGGGATGCTCTGGCAGTTTGGACACAGCCGCTCGTCGCTCGCCACCAGCCACCGCTCGCGCATCGTGCCGGTGAGCCCTTGCTCTTGCGCTTGCAGCCATGCTTCGACCTGGCCTGCGTTCGCCGCGCGAATCGTCTCCGTGCGAGCAATCATCTCGGCCCGGTGCTTCAGTTGCCGCTCCGCGTATCGCGCAACCATCTTGTCGATCTGTGCCCGGCTTAGCGCCTCTTTGTTGCGCAGCGCTCGCAGCGTCGACGCGTCGTATCGCTTGTCGCGAAGCACATTGTTCAGCGTCTGTCGATACTGCCCGGCTTCGAGTGCCGCACGATAACGGGAGACGGCCGACACCTGATTCGTAGTGAGCCCGATGAGTGGGCGAATGAGCCGCGCTTGCTCGCGTGGTGCCATGCCCGACCGCACGGCGTTGTAGAGAATCGCTTGAATCGCCATGCGTGTGTCGGCCGAGATGAGCGTGATCAAACTCAGCGTGTACCGGTTGATGAAGTCGAGCACCCGCGGGTTGATGAGATCAAAGGTCATCGTGCTCGCGATGTCTTTGCGCACCGCTTTTCCGCGCAGTGATTCGACGCCAGCGAGTGATCCACGGTTGGCCAGGCGAGTGAATAGTTCCTTGTATGAGTTCTGCTCCGGCTTCAGCCCGGCGCCGCCAGCCGCGGCGAGGAGATGCGCTTGCACTGTGACCTGATTCTGGAGTTCGGCGGTCGAGAGATCGCGCAACGAGAGCAGCATGCGATAACTCGATAGCCTGAGGCTTGCGACACCGGCATCTGCGATCAAGCGAATTTCAGGGTGTTCGCGCTTCTCGATTTCTTGCGCGGAGTTTGCAAGGAATATGCCGGTTGTAATCTTTGCATTCTTGATTCCGCCAGTATATTGAATGGCCACGAATCACACCACCTCTGGTGGATTGGGATCAGCCGCGCCCATCGCTTGCTCGGCGCGTTCGTCTTCGGTCGGCAACGGCAGATTTGCCGATGTGAGCAGCCGGTCTTCGAGTGCTCGGTTTGGCCACAGCGGCATGCCTGTTGCGTTGATGCGCTCCATGTATCCGCCAAGTGCGTTGAGGTCTGGCGTCTCAATGTCGCCGTATGAAATGCGCGGCAGGTTTTCTGTCGAGCGCCCATTGAGACGCAGTAAGCGCGGGATCGCGTAATCGTTGATCGGCTCGGCAATCGCGTCGAGAATTGCTTTGAGTGAAAGCGCGAACATGTCCGTCTTGTCGCTCGACAGCGCAAGTGAACCGACCTTCTCGTGGCCGAGTTGCAGGAAGTCCGCACAGAGACACGTGGCGATCTTCGCGCTGTACTGTTGGATCGCCGCGTTGACGTCGAAGGTCTTCTGGCCGGGCGACGACATCAACTCGAATATCACGAGTTCATTGCCGTTCTCGTCGCGCACCAGCGGGAGAATCAAGCTGCCCTGCTCGTCGTTTTTGATCGAGCGCATGATCCGCTCCATGCTATCGCGCAGCGTGGATCCGTCCTGCATCAAAGTGGCGGCCGTCGCGCCATCCATGCGGCACACCGGCAGCCCGGTTAGATCGCGCTCGATGCCGATGGCGCGGAAGTTCTCGATGTTGCGCTTGTAGTACCAAGCCGTGTACGCAGAGCGCAGCAACGACCGGCCCTCGGGTGAGTTCTTGTAGCTCGTCGGACGGAACAGCAACGACCGGCTGAGCGGGATCTCGCGGACCGGGTAATCAGGCGGGCACTGTTGCGCCATCGCAATCAGGTTCCCGGCCGGATCCCACACCCACTCGTTCAGCGAATCCTGCGAGCGGATATCCCACCGCGCCCATCCAATCTTCCCGTCGCTGAACTTGCTCGACCGCGACTCGTCGGCGTTGTCGCCCGCCCTCCGCTTGTACACCACCTCGTGCCAACTCCATCCGTACACGATCATGGAAAGCACTTCGGCGATGAAATTTGACCAGCCCGGCCGCATGTCTTCGAGGCACGATTTGAGGAAGGCGACGTCCTCTTCGTTCTCGCCCTGCACATCCCACTTCACGCCGCGGAGAACAACCGAAACGATGTAGACAACCGCACCAATCGTGTCGTCGTTGTCCCACATTTCCTTGTATTTTTTGACGCCGCGCAACCCGCGCAACTCTGGAAGAAACTCCTCCCAGATCATGCCGCGGTTGCCCCATCGCTTGAGGCCGCTCACTCCAATCGGGTCGGTGATCGCTTTGGCTTTAGTGATCGGGATTGCGCGAGATTTGGTGGAGCGTGCCATCACCCACTCATCCTACCCCAGTTGGATGGCTTCGCATCGCCTCCGATTGCGAGCATGAGTACTTTCGGCTTGTTCATGCGGATCAAAGCTTGCGTCATTGCATCCACTTGGTCATCGTGCGCGCCATTTGGAAACGACGCGCATTCTTCGATCAGATCGAGCACCCATGGATGCGTTTGTGGATCCGGAAGATAGACGTTTCCAGACTCCACTTGCGGCGTGATCGCATTGGCTCTGGCTTCTTTCCCGCCCTCTGGATTCACCGCGATCAGTCCGGATATTTTGGACTTGAGCAACTGAATTACAGCCGGTCCATTGGCCTTGTCTTCGATCAACTTCGCTTGCGCGGCTGGCCACCGCTCGCTAATTCGGACCACGGCTTGCAGAGTTGCTGGAAGATCCATTCTTCCGCGGGATTGATCAATCAGATACTTGTCGGCGCCTACGCGCCCCCACACTTGGCCGACAACGAAATCGCTCGTCTGTGTTTCCTTGAACGCACAGTCCCACGATTGAACTATCTCGTCGAACTTCACTGGAAGCTCTTTGTAGAACCTCCACCATTGCCGCTTGAACAACCCGCCTTCTGCTGGCGCCGGACGTTGTTGCAGTTGCCCGGCCGCGGCGTAACTTCCAAGTCGCAATTTGAGTTCTGCAATTTCAGGTTGCCCGAAACGCTCAGGGTTGAGAAGCTCGCCTGGTTCGATTCGTGGATCAACCCATCCGATCACCGTCTTTGGTCCACGCTTCTCGAATTCGGCTGGCAAACACAAGTGCTCGTACCCACCTTGGCCGAGTACGTGACCGCTGAGATCTTTCTCGTGGCAGCGCTGAGCAACGATCACCTTCGCGCCGGTCTTTGGATCGTTGAGGCGCGTTGACATCACGGTGTCCCACCAGTCGAGCGTTGCCTTTCTCACCGAGTCCGACTCCGCTTCCTGGACGTTGTGAGGATCGTCGCAGACAACGCGATCGCCGCCTTCACCGGTGGCCGATCCACCGACAGAAGTAGCGAGCCGATAACCCGAATGGTTTGTGTCGAACTTGCGCGTTGTGTTCGCATCGAACGCAAGAAAGAATCGGTCAGCCCACTGCGATTGATACCACACTGATTCGATCAGACGCCGGCATTTGATCGAGTCGCGAATCGACAATTGTGAGGCATACGAACTGTATAGCCAGCGCCGGCTTGGGTGCGTGATCCACTCCCAGCACGGCCAGAAGACTGACACCAGAAGGCTCTTTGTGTGCCGCGGTGGCATGTTGATCACGAGGTTTCGTATCTGTGATCGGCTGACCGCCTCGAGGTGTTCGGCGACGGCTTGAATGTGCCAGTTGTCAATGAACCGGTCGGATGGTTCGACTACCGCCCAGGCGTCTTTGATGAACTGGTACAGCGAGCGCTCGCGAAGCTCTTTGTCGATCGCATCCTCGGCTGGCAAGTATAGATCACTCGCCGGGCTCGGCATTGCGACGCCTCTTGATGTCGGCCCAGATTTTCTTCATCGACAGAAGCTCGTCGGTCGTGGCTCCCTTGAGATCCGCGTTGTTGACAACTTCGATTGGCTGACCATGTGGCCCACTATGTTCGAGAGCAGTAAGGTCGCGCATGCCGAGAATCTGTTTCGACATCCAAATCTGCGCCGAAACATTTCCGTCCTTGCATGATTTGTGAAGTTGGCGGCGCAGCGAGATTCTCCCCTTCGCTTTTCCGGCTTGATACGCTTGCAGAAATTCCGGATCTTTCTTCCGCTGTTCGATGACGTCCTTCCGGCATCCGAACACAGCCGCAATTTCTTCATCGGTGCATTGGATACTGCAAAGTTCAGTCAATTGCGCGAGTGGGATTTTGTACGTGTAGTCGCCCTTCTGTTTCGGGCGCAACGGTGGGTTGACTCGCTTGCGCGGTTGGTCCTCGTTCGCATTTGGTATGTTTTTCGGAGTTTCCACTTTCTTCCGAGCCATGATTTCCATTCTACGCTTTCTTGCGCTCCGCGCCGAGCGCCGGTTCCGTTGCGCTCCACCGCTCCATCCACTTCTCCCGGCTGATGCCGTACTGCTTCTTGACCTCCGCATCAGTCGCCCACCGCGTCGACGCTTGCGAGTTTGCCCACTGCAAGTACGGAATCCCGCGCTGGAAGTAAATCGAATCATTCGCCACGTTCTTTCCTCATTTCCTCGATCGATTTGATCGCATGCTGAACGTCCTCGATTGGAGTGCGCGGCCCGCTTCGGTGGTAGGCATCGAGTCGTTCGGCCGCCCGCTCGAGCTGCTTCAGAATCCCCTCGCGCCGCTCGAGGTCGCGCGTTGCCATGAATTCAGCGCACAGCGCCTTGCTCGTGCGCTTGATCGCCGGCAGCGACTGGCACACTCGCACCCAACGTGCCGTTTGCTCAGCGCGCCGCTGCTGGCCGGCGTCGATAGGATCTCGCTCGATCACCGACAGCGCTTT